ATAATATTAACAACTGATTGATATTCATCTTGTTCAAAATATAATCCTATATCTTTATATCTTTCATTTAAAATATTTCTATCTACAGGTTCTTTACCTTCTAATCTTGAATCTCTTTCTGCTTCTAATGTATCTCCATAAGTCATTAAAGATATGACAGGATTGTAGTTCCAGTTGTCTTTTGCAACAGCTCCTAATGTTTCAAATAAATTAGTTTTATATTGATCATAACCTGTCTCTTGTGCTGTCTTATTTATGTTTAATCCAAAACCAAATTGTGCCATATTATTTTCTATTTACAATTACACCTAAAGCCATTATTGCGGCTAAATTACTATCTCTAAATAATAAACTAGACATTTGTTTTTCATCTCTAGTTGATAAATATTCTAATGCTGACATTCCATTTCTTTTGTATTTAGAAAGTGCTTTTTCAAATTTTTTTCCAAATATTGCAGAAGAATTATTTAATAAATCTAAAGCTGTTTTAGGTTCTACTTGCCAATATGATCTTGCTGGACCACCTCCTATTTGTATTCTTGTTCTATATCCAGATTCTATTTGACCGATAGCATTACCATACTCAATTAATTGTTCTTTAGATAAATTTTTATCTCCTTCAAAAACAGTAGCTGCTATCTCAATAGATTTTTGAGCTGATTTAGGAATTTTGTAATCTTCACTTATTGCTTTTAAAGCTCTATCATTTTTTACAGGATCATTTGTTGTTTGATAAAATTTACCCCAATCACTTACTATTGATTCATTTGTCATTATACTTGTTTTTTTTACAGCAACAGGTTCTAATTCAACTTTAATAGCACCACCCATAGCATAAACATTTTCTACATCTTCATTATATTTTAAATTCATATCAAAGTTTTCTGATGTACCCGGAATAGTATAAGTTGTGTCATTAAATTTAAAAGCAAGTTCTTCTCCTTTTTCATTTATAACAGGTGCGAATGATCCATTTGCTAAAACTATTCCAAAAACTAAACCTTCTCCATCCGGAGTATTTCTCCATTGACCATTAGTTTGCATTTGTGATTTCATTTTTTTAGTTAATAGAGCTTCATCTCTTTCAGTTGCAGATTTAAAAGCAACAGCACCAAACTCCGGTAAGTAATAATCTTTTAATACACTTGCTTTATCAATGATACCATCAACACTAGCAGATATATCTTCTCCATTATAAATTTTAGGAATAAAATAAGTATCTTCTAAATGAAAATTATTTAAAAAAGTATTAGCAGCAGATTCAGCAGCATCTTCTGCGTTCATTCCCTTACCATACATTCTATTAATTGCTGCATAACTTAAAAAGTCTATAAGTTTTTCCATCTCTGGTAATGTAGCACTACTGTCTAATGGAACATTTTTTCTTAATATAGCTTCAAATTCTTTCATCTCTTCACTAATCATAATACTAATATCATCAAATTTTGTTTCATTATCAGTTTCTCTTTTTAAAAAACTTTTTAATTCTTCTTTTTCTTTTTTAGTATCAAGAGATAATGCTTCTATAGCAAGTTCAGAATTTCCTAATGATAAAGCAATTTCAGCTCCTTCTGGTAAACCACTTGTTTTTAATTGTGCTATAACTTTAGATTCAAATACACCATAATCATTCCCTAAACTTAACATTAAATTTTGCATACCTTTTTCATCACTTTGTTCTGCAAGAGCAATATAAGAATTAACAAATCCTGTTGCTTGTTCATTAGTCATAAATCTGTGTTGAGATTCTGGAATACCTAATTTAGTTTGTTCATCAGCTAAAGCACTTGCTAATTCTATATTTTTTTGTGATATAGCTAATGCTTCTGCTTCAGTGCTAAATACTGGTCCAGCACCAACAGATGTTCCTTTTAATTCTTCTAGTTCAGCAACTAATTCTGCAATATCAGAATTATTTGTTTGTAATATAAAGTTAATTGGATCTTTATTAAGACCATCTTCTCTTTTTTTAAGAATTGTTTGATAGTGTGTTTGTAATGCTTGACCTTTTAATTCTGTATTAGATTCGTATGCTTCATCTATTATATTTTTATACAATTCTTTTAAATCTTTAGCTGGTGAAGTAAGTATTAAATTATTATTAATAACAGTGTCTTTTATTAAAGATTCTTCTTGTAACATTTTTTCTGCAACAGGTTTTGTCATTATTTCTGTTGCAAGTTTCATATCAAAACGAGGTGGTTCTTTTCCAGCCATAATAGTTGCTGTGTAATTTTCCCACTCTTTAGTAATTTGTGGTCTTAAAATTGTTATTGCTTTTTCTTCTATTTTTAATCTTTGTTCATAAGATAAGTCTGGTAGATAATTTTTATCTTTTAAAGCATAATAAGTTTTTTTAGGTGTTTGTTGAACATCTTTTAAACCATCATATAATTGTATTTCTACAGGAATGTAATTTAACATTTTTGTTAATTCTGGTGGAGAGACTTGTGAGCTAAAAGTATCTATAGTTAATTTTTCTAAATCTTTTTGCAAAGTTTCTCTATCAATATCAGATGTCATTCCATTTATAATCATTGATTGTTTTTTTTCTGAATATTGATTATTTAAATCAAGTATAATATTATTTGATATAGCTGTATCAATTTTAAAAATTGTTTTTTGCGTTTCAGCTAAAGCATAATTAGAAAATTTATCTTGAACATTTCCATTAGTTGCTAAAGCTCTATATTTTTTTATTAAAGCATCTGATTGTTCTTTTAAATAAATGTTTGCAGCATTTTTATTTGTTGCATATTTTTCGTCAGTTCTAATTGTTTGAGTAACTGATTGCATGTCAGTAATAAAATTATTTTCTAATCTCAATGCTTCTGCTTGATTTTGTAAAGCATTTTCTTTTACTTTTTGTTCAACTATAGTTTTAGTTATAGGTGCTAATGCACTAGCAAGATTTTGATTTAAACCCATTTTTAAATCGGTAGTGGTACCTTCTAATTGAGTAATTGAACCTGTTGCTTCAAATGTAGGTATCTTAGGCATTATGCTGTTCCTTTAGGTTTATTCATCATTGAATATAGATTTGCTCCAGTTGTTGCAACTGTTTGTATTTGTGCAAGTTTAGCTTCGTTTCTACGCATAGCACCTTCTATTCTTGCAAAATTAGCTTGTTCTTTTTTATTTGCTGCTGCAATAGCAGAATTATATCTAATTAAATTTTCTTGTAATTTTGCTTCATAAGCATTTGATAACATAATATTATAAGCACTACCACTATCCATAACAACACCAGATTTAGCAAGTGCTACTTTAGTTTCACCTTCAATTTTTTTAAAATTTTTTTTAAATTGTGCAATATCAAAATCTGCTTTTGCTTCTAATTGATCAGCTTGATTTTCAAGAACTAATGCTTTTCTATTAGAAACTCTTTGATTAAATTTACCAATTTCTCCTTGAGCTTCATATTGTATAGCTCCCATTGCTACTGTAAATACTGGTGCAGCTGCTCCCATTAGAATATCCTCGCATATCTGTATTGATCTGTACCATCAAAACCAAATTTTTTCATTAATCCTTCGTTCTCCAAACCTAACCACTCTGCAAATCTTTGACCTTGTTTAAAATCTTTTCTAATTGCAGTTTGTACTCTTTCTATATTGTGTTCTCTTGCAACTCTAGCAAAATCTTTTCTAATTGCTTTTGCAACACTTAATGGATAATTCCAAACATCTTGAGTTGCTATAACCCAACCTTCTGCTACTCGACCCCAAACCATTTTCATTCCAGCAGCAAAAATAGGTTTTGATCTAACCATTCCTGTAAATGCTAAATCATTTTGTTCTAAATTTTTAGCATCACCCTCTATATTAATGTAATGTTTATCTGCTTCTAAAACCTTATGGTTCATTTGACAGGATAATATAAACTGTCCATGTTCTTTTGTATAAGGCACTATATGTAATTCTTTATCCATCATTTGTTACTAACCTCGGGTATAATGATAAGATTGTCAGAGGTAAAGGTTGTGTTTGTCTGACAATCATAAATCCATCTGTATCATAATTTCCTCTAAACTCTACTTCTTTATCTCCTGTGAATGGTGGAATACCTTGGTCCATAGGATCACTTGATGTTCTAAAAGGAACTCTCTCCATATTACTTAGGTCGGGTCCTATTTCAACACCAACACTTTCATATAATCTTGCAGTAACTTCATATATTCTTTTTGTTTTAGCTTGTGATGTACCATTCTGCGCACCAGCATCTATTCTCATTGTTTTTAATAATGATGTATATCCTAATCCTACTTTAACTTTAGTTGCGGATCGGTCTAATGTTATTGAACCCGAACTTACAGTTTTGTTTGGATGTGTTGCACCATCTGCTAATATAGAAACTTCTTGTCCTTCAAGATGTGATAATCCAGATATAGTTGTTGCTGCTGATCCACTATAAGATAATTGTGAATCTAAAAAATTAAATGATGTGTTATCGCTTTCATCAAAATCAAATGTATTTAAATATTCTACATATCTTTTAGTTGCGCCATTGATTGTTCTTTTAATAATCATGTATAATTCATATTCACTATCTTCAGTTGGTATTACTGCAACAGATTCACAAACTGCATTACCACTGCCAAAGGCTCCGCCAAAAACATGTCTATGCCAAGCAACTACTTCTTGTTCTCTTTGATATGTTAGTGCAACTAACTCACCATCATTTCTTACACACCAAATAATTGCTAGTGGTTCTTCTTGATATGCCATCTCTACAATACCGCCATCAGTAACGTGTTCGGCAAGGATAGTTAGATCCGGAGCTACATAACCATCTACATCAAAGTTGTAAGCAAGTTCTCTAATTTTTCTTTTAGCTCTTTGTACAAACAAAGTAGCATTGGCAACTGCAACAGCATCTATGTTTGCGGCACCATGGTTAGATTGTTTTTTAATTAAAATATTTGTTGGTGTTACAGCATCATTATCTCCACCACCACTAACTGTAAACTCACCACCTGCAGTACCAATAATTAAAGTTCTACCGGCTGCCATAAATCTAATGGCATTAACTTGGTTAGATGCGATTGTATAAATAATTGCATCATCATCTGCTACAGTACCACCAATGTTTGCATCCATGTTTTCGTAATCACCAGATTTAGAAAAGAATACTGTTTGTGGTTGTGATAAAGTTGCGGCAAAAACCAATCGTTGTTCAAAAAATGATACACAAGAAGGATGACCAGTGGTATCTGAGAAAGCACCTAAAGACCAATCAGTAGAAGCACTAGATGATCCCATGTCTACTAATATTTCTATAGTTACATTTAATGTATCTGTTCTTGCAGTTATTTCTCCATAACCATCTCTAAATCTAACCAACCTTCCAACATCTGTTGTTTGAAATCCTGTATCACTATTGATACCTGTAATTGCTGAAGCTGTTAAAGTTCTACCAGTTCCTACAGTATGTGCTGAAGTTGTAAATGTAGTTGTAGATGTATTTGTATCTAGGTATGGACCATTAGTAAAATCTACTTCTGATAATGTCCAAGACGTATGACCTGTTCTTGACAGCTTTCTAGTTTTGTGGCTAGGATGTGTAATGTACATTACGTCAGCAGATTGTGCGAACTTAATATCAAAAAGTTCTGCAGTAAGATAAGGTGTAGATATTTCGTAAGCAGATCCACTAGATAATATCTGACCATTATCTCTATAGAATCTAATGTACTGATTACCTAATTCTAAAATATAAGTTTGTGTAGTTGAAAATTCAAAAGGTATTAATCTTGTTTTAGCAGCACTTGATTTTACTTCAGCAATAAAAGTTGTGCCGGGTCTACGAGCTGCAGCACCATGTGGATAGATAACCATGTTCTCTACAGTTGCGCAACCAGCAGAATATTTTGCTAAATCATTTCTACCATCTAATCTTGGTGATAATTCACCCGCTGTAAAATTTGAAAGTTGTGCAGCTACTCTAGCCATGTATTAGAACCTTGAGTTAATAAATGTACCAGCATCTATAACATCTGCCATTCCATCTTCTTGTGTAGTATTATATCCTTCAGTTGAATCAACAAATCTAGCATCTCTTAATTTTTCTTGATAAAGAGCTAACATGTTTTGTTGTGTGGTATTGTTAGATGTAATAGCATAAGCTATATCTGCAGCTAGTGCTGCTGATAATGTTTCTCTTAAATTTTCATCATATTGATTTGGATCTGTAACTCTTGAAATATATAATATCTTCATAGAAGAGTTATTAGATAATATTGATCTACCTTCTACTTTGTGATCTGAATCATAATCTAGTATTCTAAGTAATCTTAAACAATCACCGGGTAAATCATATTTGAAACTATAACCCCATGCAGGAGTTGTAGTTGATTGTGCTAGTTCTAATCTTTCTTGTAAGCAGTTCCAAGGATGTGATCTGAATACTGCATCTCTTACTTGAGTATATCTTGAGTTACAAAGTCTAGCATTTTTTGAATCTTCTGTTAATGAAAGTATGGTTGTAGCACCAAGTTGATTTAATGCTCCATTACAAATGTCTACTGTTGATGCCATACTACTTCCTTATAATATACTTGCGTCTTATTTGTCTATCTTTTTCTAACGCAAATATTTCTTTCTCTGTTCTCTCTTCTTTTAGATCAAATCCATAATGATACTTGGGACCATGTTTGAATCTGTCTACCAAAACATACCTATATACATAATTATCTTTTTTAAAATGTAATACAGGTTTTAAATCTTTTATCTTCTTCATGCACTCTAGGCGGGTTCCACTCTCGCTTTCCCCGCCTAAAATTCTTTTTATTAATCTACAACGTACATCATAGTTAATTGAATAGTTCCAGTACCTGCAGCACCACCCATAGTTACTGACACAGGAAGTCCATCCTTGTCAGCATTTACAAGTGAGTTTTCACCTAATGCAATAGTATTAGCAGCATTAGCCGCACCTGCAGATGCAGATGATGCAGCCGCTTTATAAGCAGCAGCAGCAGCACTTACAGCAGTACCATCAGCATCATTATGCGCAGCATAACCTACTGATAGAGTAGTTGAACTACCTAATGCGTCATGTGCTAATCTACCAGATACAATTCTTGCACCATTTGGTAAATTGAACATTTCGATCACATCACCAGAAGCTAGAGAAGATGCTTCATATTCTGCATGAGCAACTCTTATTCTACCTGCTAGTTCAGTAGTATCAATTTTCTCGGAAGGAACATTCTGATTCCATTTAGTCTTTTGTGTCGAATAAACTGTAGCCATATTTTCCTCCTATTACGCTTCGTGAGCTTGGACTTCTACTACTTTTTCTTCTTCCATTCTAGTAGCGCCAATGCTCATGCAGTAGTACACTTGAGTAGCATAAGATTTATCAGCTCTTTCGTCTATTCTAGCTGAAACATCTTTACCAACTGCTAATGTAATACCATCTTGTGCAAATGCGATACATGATCTTTTAGAAGATGCAATAGATAGTCTGTTTGATACAATAAAGTTAAAACCAAGGAACGAGTTAATTTCACCATTTGCTAATGCTTTAACAGTGTTGAAATCTGAACTTGTTACTTCAGTAGTACCTAATAGATCAGTGATCTGTCTAGGTGATACCACAATGTATCTAGCGATTGAAGGATCTACACTTGCTAAGTCGAACTTTTCTTTTGCAGTTCTTAACTTTGCAATAGTTAAACCATCTGTACCAGATTCAGTAATTTTCTGAGCTGAAGGTAATACAGTTGATGTTGATCCAGTTTCGCCAGTAAATGCAGTTCCTAAAGCGGCACTGATTACTACGTCATCCATAGCTCTACCCATAGCCATAGCTGCAGCTTGAGCATAAGATGAAGTCGGGTCTATTAAAAGACGTACTTTGTCCTGTTGGTCTATTAAATCCGCAAATTCGTAATCCGCAAGAGATACTCTTCTTCTTGCATGTGGAGTGTCAATTTGTGGAGTATCAGAATGTCTGCTAGTTTTTTCAACAGCAGTTACACTTCCTACTTGATCGAAGAAAGCATTTTTTCCGACAACAGATTCCAGACGTACTTTGTCTCTTAATAACGATCCCATTTGTTGAGACAACATTTGAATGTTAGCAGAATATTGCTGTACAAATGCTGTAGTTATTTGTGATGACATATTAGTCTCCCATTGTTATGATTTATGTTAAACAACAGAGAAGTTATCCACCTGCGTAGGCATCTCTTGGATTTAAAGTCTTTTAGACTAGAAGTCTATTCCTTCTTGCCAGTAAGGTTCTTTTTAAGAATTGTCTTACTTTTAATCCATTTATAATAATTTTCGCAGATTGGCAAGGGATCATTTTTTTGAAACTCTGTTCCATTCTCTTTTACGATCCTTAGTATCTCCAATTTAAGCTCTTCGTTATTTAAATGATCACTTTCCATCATTCAACATCTCTCTTAAAGTATAAACTTGTTGAACAACTTTGTCGTGATCTGGATGAGACTTATTCCAATATGGACCATTAATATCATTGGTAATGCTTGATATTTCTGATTCAATATCTGCGTTTGAATTAACATTTTCGCTTTCAGTTGAAACCATCTTATCTTCTGACATCATACTTGCTATCTTTGCAAAGCCTTTTATGATTTCTGGATGATCACCAAGTCTGGTCCCATTTGATAAAGTCATATCTAAAACTTCTGGATTGATATTTGCTTTAGCAATCGCACCAGCTTGTTTTACTTTTGCATCAAACTCTCTACCCCATTCTTGTCTTAACACTTGTTCAGATTGAGCTTGTGCAGTTTCAGTATCTATCTTTGATTGTTGTGCAATGCCTTCCATGTTATCTTTATAAAAGTTTAAGATACCTTCAGCTTGTTTACTATTTAAACCAAGTTTATGAGATTGTTCGGCAAAAGATTTAATTGCGTTGTCATCCATCTTCACAACATCAGATTGAACTTTTAAATTATATTGATCTGGTGTTTCTGGTCTACCAAGTTTTGTATAGGCTTCTTCCCAAACTTCTTCTGTAGAATTTTTGTTTGGTATTACAATCTTATCTTGACCAATCATTTTAGTTGCGTTGATGTAACTTTTTGCTAACGCATCTATCTCTGTAAATTTTTCTATGCTAGGATCATTTCTATATGCTTCGCTAATAGAATCTTTCCAAGATGATTGCGGTGCAGGTGTGTCTGCGGTAGCAACTGTTGTTTGTGTTGCTTGTGGTTGTGTTTCTGTAGTCGCTTGATCTACAGGCGCAGTTTCCTGCGTTATCTGTTCATTTGACATTTTTATTTTTCCTTGTTTTGCAGCATTGATTTAATAAATAGAAGAACACTGCGTTGTCCTTCCATGTATGCACTCTCATGGCTATCACCTTTTACATTAGTGGTAGAATGATAATGACATCTTTTTTCAAGATCAGCTAAGACTTTCTTGCCTTCTTCTGTATTGAATATGAATTTATAATTTGTTTGTAGTTCTTTTATTACTTTCTCTAGTTGTTTTGTTTCCATATTATTCCACTTCAGCATTTGCTACAGCTCTTGCTTCTTCTGGCAATGCTTTCGCTAGTGGTGCTATATCTCCTCCGGCTTTTGCAACTTGTTGCATCTGAGCCATTTGTTGTTGTTGTGCAGCTTCGGCTGCTTGTGCTTCTCTTTCTGCATTAACTTGTGATTGTAGCTTTAAAACTTTTTGCGGAACTCCTACAAGATCAGCAACATGTTTAACTAGCGCATCAAAGTTAATATAATCAAATACTGGAGCTACATTAGCAAGTGATCCTAATATTTCTATACCTCTAGTAATTGATGAAAGCTCTGTAGATTTTTGTGCTTTAGCTAATGGTGATACATATTCTATTTCTATATCTTGACCCGATAAAAATTCTGGTGCAGGAGCAAATTGTTCTCTTCTTAATAAAATATTAAAACATCTATCAATTAATGGTTTTAATAATTCTGATTGTAGTCTACCTAACACTGGTCCAAGTAATCTCATCTTCTCTTCGTTTCTTTGGATAACTTCTGTTGCTGTCATCTGTGGACCTTGTTGCAACATTAATTGATCTACATAGAATACATTTCTAATAGCAGTTCTTCTTTGCTCTTCCATATTTAAACCTAGTGGATTGTTTGCACCAATGTTTAGTGGTTCAATTCTATCTCTTGTACCGCTTCTGTAAAAATTTAATCCACCCGGTACAGTTCTAACTGGTAATAAGAAACCATCATCCGGAACTAATAGTGGTGGGTCCACTTGTTTCTGCGCAGCTTTGATTGTAGTTTTTGACATCTCGTTTAGCATCTTTACGTCTGGCAAGGCTGTCATAGCTGGTGATCTTCCATAAATTTCGTGTGATGCTTTTAAGTATCTAGGCACTACAAAAGGAAACTCTTGGAAACCCGACACCGATAATTCATTACCATTTTTCATTTCAATATACACAGATTCAAATGGCATGTTAGCTGTATCTTTTAATTTAGGATTGTAATCTGATCTTGGGTATACAACATGTAATATCTCTACTTCATTGTATGGATCTTTTGCTGATTGCATTTTAATATCGCTTGAAACTTTATCACCAAACTGTTGCATTGCAGCTCTTACTGATAATTTAAATTTTCTGTAAACAGTATCTATTTTGCCTTTGTCATCTTCAGCAATAAAAATTTCATTAATGTGTCTTGTAGAAAATTTTAATATATCTTCATTATCTTCTTGTATGTGCATTGCTGCTGTACCAAAAGTAATTAAGTCATGGTACAGTTCAAATATTTCTTGTTGAAAGTTTGATCTGCTAAATGCTGTGTACATAACTTCAGTTGCGTTCTCTAACCAAAGTTTAGCTTCATCTTCCATTTCTAATTGTGAATCTTTAAATCTTAATGAGAACCAAGGTGTTGAAGGATTAGTTAGCATACCATGTAGTGATGCTGCTAATAATTCTACTGCTTGTATTGGTGAACTATCAAAAATTAATTCTGTTCTCTTATCACCTTTTGATCTTGTTTTAGTAACATCAGCTTTTCTTGGTTGCATGTAATCTGCAACTTCTTGCCAATGTGTTTCCCAGTTTTGTCTTTGTGCTTTTAATCTGTCAAATCTTGATAGTAAAGATTTAGTTAAATCTGTTTTTGCCATTATACCATTCCTAATAAACTTTTCTTACCTAATGAATAATCTGATGAAACTTTTGTTACACCTTTTGATGAAGTTAAAATATTTTCAGTCCTTCCTTTCTTTTTAACTTTCCTAACATCATATTGTGAATCTTCTTTTTCTTCATCAAGTTTTGCTTGTGTAGTTTGAACTTCTGTTCCGCCAATATTTTTTTTAACTATAACTGGTTCGGCAGGTTGATTGTTGTTATCATTACCACCACCAGTATTAACATTATCTGATGCAGTTGTGTAACCTTGTGCTTTAAGTTCTGCTAAACCTTCTTTTGATCCAAGGTAAGATGGATCTAAATTAATATCATCACCTGTTAAACCTTTTGATTTAACAAATTTTTGTCGTCTTTCTAAATTTACTTCGTAAGGAGTTTTTCCTGTAACACCTTTATAAATTGATCCAATAACTCCACCATCTTTTATAAAAGTTCTAAATTCATTTCTTCTTGATGCTTTCTTTGCATCTTTTTTAGTTCCATAAGTTCCATCAGTTTTTATTCCTGCTGGACCTACTCCTCCTCCTCCGCCTGTTGATGCTCCTCCTGCTCCCATATTAATCCTTCTTTCCTAATAATGTATCTAACGCATCCTCTTCAGATTCTTGAACTCCAAGTGGACCAGTTAGTATAGTTGAGCTTCTACCTTTTCTTCTTCTAGCAATAGCATCTTGTTCTTTTTTGATTGCTTCCTTTTCTTCATCTGTTACTTCCGGTGGTTCCGGTGGCGGAGCAACTGGTGGTAAAGGTGGCATCTTTGGTTTAAATATTGAACCCATAATTATATAATCCTATAATCATTATCTGCTACAACTTGTGGAGCAGTTTGTCTAGTATTAATTTCTTGGAGACCAACAGCGAGATACCTCATGGCATCACACGCATGGCTGCTCCAATCGTGAACAGGCTTTGATCTAAACATTCTGTTTTTATCAATGTACTTCCTGTGATAATGTCTTAACGCATCTATTAAGTTTTTGCAATGGTCTACATCAATCCAACATCTAGGTAACATCATTGTTGTTGCATGGATGCCATCTTCTAATGGAATTTTTGGTACGACTTTAAACCTTAATCCTAATTGCAGTGCAACCTCTCTCCGGGTTTTACCATTTCCAAATTCGGTAACTTCAATGTCGTGTGGAGCAAAATGATCTTTGTAGATATATTCTTTTTCATTAATCATCTTAATGTAATAAGGTAGACCTTGACCTTTTTCTTCGTGGTAATCAATAATGTTTATGGATCTGCCAAGTTGCTGATAAAATATTATAGAACTGTGATCTGATACTCCAAGGTCCCATGCTGTTGATACTGGTAGCGCAGGATCGTAAGGCACTCTGGTAAGTTGTCTGTCATCATCTAGTTTTGCGATAACATCTCCATATACTGCACCTTCTATGTTGGCAATCCAATCGCACTCAAACTCTTGCTGATACTTCTTCTCTCCCATAACTTCTTTTGCCTTATCTAATTCATCTTGATCAACTATCTTTGTTTGACTAGCTTTAGCTTTGTAGTGAAACCAATCATCCGCACCTTGTGCGTGTTGGTACAACTCATAAAAGTTATTCTGCATACCCATTGGTGTACCTATAAATACGCAGTAACCTTTTCTGTCAGATAGTGCCGGTCTAATTATTTCTGGAAACAACTTGCTGTTTACGTTTGCGTACTCATCAATTACGCAGCCATCAAGATATATACCTCTTAACCCATCTGGAGATTCGGAGCCTAGCAAGGTGATCCTAGCACCATTAGGTAGGTCTACACGCAGCTCTGTCTCATTAAACTTGGTGTGAGGTATTTTGGCGGTAAACTGCTTCATGTAATCCCATGCAATAGACTTTGCTTGTTTGAAGGTGGGTGCAATATAGGCATATCTAGGGTTTTTATTTTGGGACAGCAATGCTGACCTAATTAGGTGGTTGATCATACATACTGTTTTGCCGAACCTTCTGTGGCATACGAGTACATTCCATCTGTGATTGTCTATTTGTCTGTGCAAGTAGGCTTGATGCTTCCTTGGTGTGTAGGGTATTTTAATATCCATATTTAGTGTATTCTGTCAGACTTCATACTACTAATAGGTTGATAGTCAAAACCCATACTAAACATAGCATAAGTAATAAATAAATCAGAAGTTGTCTTATTGGGAAAGCCATAAAACTTAATTATTACGTTGTTTGTACCTTCTTCAATGTAAGCAACTGAATCTAAATCATCCATACTAAAGTAATCCATATACTACATTTAGTGCATTTGAAAAAAAATAAAACTAAAAAAGTGTTTGTGTATAAAGGGGTGGCTGGATCTAAGGGTGTCCTCAAGTCCGGTCTATATATAGAAAGAAAACTGCGGGTGAAATGTTGGGTATATGCCAAATTTAAAAAACAAAAAACTAGATAATCACAGCTAAAATATATCTATTACAGATTAGTGATAAGAAAAGATTATCAAACCTAAACCGGTTAATGTTTTATTTTCTATAGATAGGTCAGTAATACTGTCGTTTGTTTTATCGCATAAAAAAAATGGACCTCGCTTTATGTATGGATACCAAATTATTAACCCACATCAACTAAACATTAGAACAATTCTAAACTGTAATTATACAACACCTGTTGCAAATATATCACACAAAATAATTTTATATTTTTTTTTATATTGCCTTATTCTTAACATAATTATTATATATGCTTTGTATATGTTAAATAAATCAACCAAAGGAAACAAAATGGAAAAACAAGCGATAAGAAAAAAAACTTACAGACAATCAATAGCTAAAGATTTAATTCATCAATCATATAGAAATTTTAGAGATGATGGAAGATATGTATTGTTTCAAGGTTTATTAAATCTTCTAAATGATGAACAGATGGAAGTTGCTTTGGATATTAGAGATAAAATTAGAGAAATTACAAAAAGCTAATTTTTGAAAAAATAAGAAAGGAAACAATGAAAACAATTAAAATAGAATATTTATCAGCTTTTAAAAATGAAACATTTGAAACTGATGATATGAAAACAGCGATTGAAATTTGTGAAAATGGAATAAATCAACAATATCTGGTTTATGTAAATGGAAACAAATATAAACCAATGCGTGAATTTGGCAAATCAATCAATTTAAATGATGCCTAAATTTAGCCATATTTATTTATTAACTTTAATTAACTAACGAAAGGAAACTAAAATGTTTTATCCAACTGTAAAAGAATATAAATCAATTAGATACAAAGGTTATGATATTTTTTTAGAATTAAAATTAAATAATATGATGATCGCAAGTTGTTTACATGATGATGATAGAAACAGCTTTACTGATAGATTTATGGACTACACAAAAAAAGAAGTAGTAAGCATATTAAAAAATAAAATAAACCAAATGAAAGGAAACTAAAATGAAAGTACAAAACATGACAAGCCGAGCTGGTAACAAGGTCGCAAATCAATTCATAATTACTGATGACAAAGGAAACGAATATTTCCAAAGCTATCGTTCAACCATTGTTAAAAAAGACTATGAAGGTGAAGAAGTTAAAATATATCTTGATGAGAAATATTGGAACTATAGCAACACAACATCAAA